CAAGGAGCGCGAGTTGGCGCTGCGCGAGCGCGAGATCGCCGCACGCGAGAAGCTGATCGCCGCGCAGACGGTGCAGACCGGCGTACAGGCCAGCTATAGCGCCGTGCAGGCCGGAGCGCAGATCGCGCAGATGCCGCAGATCGCTCCGATCGCGGATGTCGTGATGGCCGGGGCCGGATACGAACGTCCGAATCCGATGGGCGACGACCCCAACTTCCCGCAGCCAGCAACGCCCACCGGCGCAGCCCAGGCCCAGGCCGCGCCCGAGGTGCAGCAGAACACCAGCCCCGCTTTCCCTCCCGTGCCGGATAATGGCACTTCGCCCATGCAGGGCATCGAGACGCCGGCAACGGCCGACAACCTACCGCAAGGAATCGAGCAATGAACACCCACATCGGAACCAAGCTGATCCGCGCAACCGCAATGACTCGCGCGGCCTACAACGAGTACCGCGGCTGGACGCTGCCCGCCGACGAGAACGGCGCCGACGAGGGCTTTCTGGTGGAGTACCAGGATGGCGGCCGGGCGAATGATCCCCGTCACGCCGGCTACATCAGCTGGAGTCCGGCCGATGTGTTCGAGCGCGCATACCGCCCCATCGAAGGCATGGCCTTCGGGTATGCACTGGAGGCGCTGAAGGCCGGCAAGAAGGTGGCGCGCGCCGGCTGGAACGGTGCCGGGCAGTGCGTCTATCTGGTGCCGGCCGCCGCGTACCCGGTGCAGACCGGCGCAGCCAAGGCGATTTTCGGGGATGCAGCGCTCGTGCCGTACCGCTCCTATCTCGCGCTGAAGACCGCGCAAGGCGACGTTGCAACCTGGGCGCCCAGCTGCAGCGACGCCCTGGCCGAAGACTGGAGGATCGTGGAGTGAGCGACCAGATCAAGAGGGCCAGCAAGGTCCGCATCACCTCCCTGACCGGATGCCCGGCGCCCCGCTTTGACGATGTCGCATTTGGCGTTGATCTCGGGGCGAGCAACCAGACCATCGAACAGGAGATCCAGGCCAAGGGGCTGACCGCGCCGCGCGTGACACTTGCTGACCTTGAAGCAAACATCGCCGATATTGAGATCGTGAAGCACGTCTCGAAATCAGGCCAAGTTCTGCGCTGGGCAGTGCTCACCACGCGGTGCGGGTATGCCGCGGTGGGAAAGCACTCGTGTTCGGTTTCCAACGAGAACGACGACGCTGAACTTGGCGAGAAGATCGCTATTGCCAACACCAAAGCGGATTTGTGGCCGCTGATGGGCTACGCGCTGAAAGAACGGCTCGCCGGCCAGGCATAACCGAGGCGCCAAGAACAGGCGCAGCCGCGCCACCCCCACGAAGCCCGCCGAGCGCGGGCTTTTTTGCGCCCGCATTTCCCATACTACGCCCTAATTTCCCGCAGGGTTTCCCGCACGCTTTCCCATTTCCCGCGCGGGAATGCCGCGCCTGCCGGATTTCCACAAATCTCCGCAGGAAGCTACCCGTCATCCGGGTGCTTGCTACGTAGCGCGATAGCGCTGCGCGCGCCTCTGCGCCTCTGCGCTGTGCATCCGCCCAATCCTTACCCCCTGTAGGGCTGGAGCCTTGTGCATTCGCCCAACCAAACTGCCCGCGCAATGTTGCACGCAGCTTGGACGAGCGCACATGAGCATGACCGCCTCCGAACTCCTGGAAGCCGCCCTGGACGGGACGCTTCAGGACGATGACGCCCCCAACGAGCAGCCGGACGCCAGCACCGAAGGCGTGCCCGCTGCCGCCGCACCCGAAGGCCAGGACAAGCAGGAA